ATCCACGCCGTGAAATTGTAGTCTGGTCGATATGTTGTCTTTGCCGTCGCCCAATCCGAAAAGTTGATGTATTTCGCAGGGATGCCGCCCCAGTTGACAAGAAGGTCATAGAGGATTTCGTGGAATGGCGTAGCGTTGTAATAGATCACACGCTGCACGCGGTCGTTCTGACTTTGAGCCGCTGCCGTTGTTCCGGCCAAGCCTCGTGTCAACCCATCGAAATAGATGTTTCCGCCGGTCGTTTCATAACGCTGGGCATATTGGATCACCTCGCTGTTGATCCTGACATAGCCAGCCGCAGGATAGTCGCTCAATGTTGCGCCAGCCACGGTCATGGCCGTGGCCACGTTCGTGATGTTAGAGGCCAATTCGCCACGGCTCAGATACGGTGCCGTCAGGTTGGTGTCGGTGATTTTTCGCAGGATGTCCTTGGCTGTGATCGAAACGCCATTGCGACCGGCGTCAATCTTCTCAATCACATATTCCCGCTGCGTCATGACCGAAAGCGGTTGGCCTATCAGCCCTTCGTAGATGTTCAGCGTGTATCCGATGTGATAAGGATTGCGTGCAAGCCACTTGCTCCAGAAGCTGCCGATCTGATCCGGATCATAAGCTCTCGTGGAAACATAGGGATCGGTGCCTACGTCATTCCAAGGGAAGTCCTTGATGCGGACATTGCTCACTGCGCGATAGCCTAGCGGGCTTTTATTACGCGATCCCGAGGCCACGTTGAGAACGGTCGGAGCCGTCTGATAGTTCTGCATCGCCGGGATGGCGAGTGCGGGCTGGTAAATGTAATCGATCAGGAACGGATCGCCTGCTTCCGTGGTCAGCGTGTTGCCATTCTCGGTCAGCAGATTGGTGTTGTTGTCTTGCCACTCGTAAACGTCATCGTTGACGAAGCGCAGCGTCAGTGACTTGCTAAGATCAAGAGCCGATAGGAACTTGCAGCTGCGGTCCGTGTTCCAACAGGCATCGCCCGTTGCATTGCACGGCGAAACACCGAACGTGCGTGAGCAGAGCGGCTGAATGATCTCGACAATCTCGACGGGGCGCGCTGCAAAGGTCATCAGTAATATCCCGTGACGCCGAGGCTCACTGATCGATAAGCCTTGATGCCCATGTTCACCGGTTCAACATCTCGGTCGGTCCAGACGAAGCCAACATCGGTTGTTATCTTGGACGGATTGCCAGCGATGCAGAACGGTTGCAATGGCAGCGTCTTTGCGAATGGCTCGAAGTATGTATCGTACCAAGCCGTTGTCAGATACTCCCAATCGTAAGATGTGGTGACGGCGCGCCTCTTGATGATGCGCCCAAGCCATTGGCCGGTCTCGGAGAACTGTTGCTGTGCTTCGGTGACGCGGTTGAGGTTGAGCGGCCTATGGCCTCCATAGATCGGAATGGGCATTTGCAATGCAGCGCCCGCGCGGATGATGCCGATGGCGATATCCGTTCCATCGTTGACGTTTATTCGCACTTCACGGACGGTGTAAAGCGCCCCAGCGTTATTGAAGAACACCGCGATGGTCGAGTTGTCGGTAGGCGATATTGTCGCGCGAGTGGTGTGACCACCGCCGACTGTTGCTGCCGTGGAAATCGTGACGGTTTTGCCAGATAGATTGTGCGCTGCAATAAAAACGCAATCAATAGATACGTCTGCCGCTGCCACAAGGGTCCAGTTATTCGAGCTTGGCGCAAGTTCCCACCGCTGCGATGTGTAGTCATTGGCAGCATAAGCCGGATTCGTGCCATCGCCAGAGACAGTGCCGGTTATCATGTCCCACAAGATGCGGGCATGATTTAACGGCTCATTCGTGGAGATGGTATAGTTGCTCGTGGAGATGGTCATTATGGAATTGTTCCTGCGGCCACTATGATCCACGTTGAGCCATCACAAACAAGTTCTGCCCATGCGCCTATTGTCGCTGGCAGAATAGCCGTTGTGGCAGCACCACCTGCTTTCTGGGTGACGTTCGACGTTGCGGAAACTACGGTTTGGGCAGTTCTAGTTTGCACTTTTAGAATGCGACCTGCACTTGTCGCAACAGCAGGAAGTGTAAGCGTATTTGAGGCTGCACGATTCGATATGATGTAATAAGCCGTAGCCGCAACCGTATAATCTGTCGTGACAGTCACCGGAGCAGTGATAGCAAACGATCCATTCACCTGCACCTTTGCTGTCGGCGTTGCTGTACCGAAACCAACGCGATCCGTTGATGCGTCTACGAAAACAAGGTTAGCGTCGGTGTCGCCCTCGATGCGTTGATCTACATCCGCGCCAGCATCGTTGAAGACGTTAGCCCCTGCGAATGATGCCGCAGGAACATTCTGAAACAGTTCCGCGCGCGTCTGCTTCTTGGTCTCTGGGACACTTGTGTCCACCACCACATAGAGATCATCGGTGGCCGTGTTGGCCCCGGTCAGTGCTGATAGTGCGCTGATCTTGATGTCGGCCATCAGGCTATCACTCCGCGAATTGTGCCGCCGTTGCGCTGCGTGCTGTTAAGCTGGTCGATGAACTGTCTGGCGAACTTCTCGCCAAAGCCCATCGGATCATTCATCATTGTAAACTGAAACGTGGTCGTTGGCGATGCCGCTGCCGGGGCTGCGGATGCACCACCGCCACCGCCTCGACGGCCACCACCGCCGCCGCCACCACCACCACCGCCACCGCCTTCGGAGACGCCCTTGATAGCCGCCACGGCACTCATTCCCTTGGCAAAGACGGCGGCGTAATTGGCGAACTTCTGAATAGGCGTGATGGCGGTCGGATCATTCATCGCACTAACGGCTGCGCGGATGGTGTCAACGATTGCTTGTGCGGCTGCTGCGGCCTTCGCCACTTTAAGCAGACGCTTTCCGCCCGCTTGTGCGACTTGGGCCATAGAGCCAAAGAAGGAAGACGCGGCAGTCAGATCACCATCAAGACGTTGAGACTGAATGGCAGCAAGAGATGTGGCATGATCTTCCGCCAACTTGCGTGACAGGTCATAGTACTCTTGCTCGGAAAGCAGCTTGTTTGCCAGTGCGCCGTCAAGAGTTTCTTGGTTGAGCGTGTATTCTTCCGCAAGGATTTCACGCTCGGTTGCGAACTGGTCTTTTATCATGGAAAGCCGATCCGCGAATGCGGTTCCCGGCTCCTGCGATGGAGCAATGCTGAAATCATCCGCTGCAGCTGCTGTGCCATCACTAGGAAGCATTGGTGCTTTTGCTTTTGGCTGCTCAAGATCAGTCTTCAACTCGCTGTTAACGCTCTGAATTTCTCCACGAAGTTGAGCCAAAACCTGAGCATTGCGCTCCCATACTTTTCCGGCGGCAACAGAAGATGAAGACCAAGCATCCATCGCTCCGGAAAGATCGAGATTCGTCAGATAGCCAAGGACGGCAATTCCTGCATTGATGCGGATTGCAAAGACTTCCCAAGCGGAAGATGCCCATTGCACGGCTTGCGCCAGCGCATCCATTGCACTGCCAATCGCGTTAGCAATGCGCTCGACATAGTTTCCTTCATTGACGAATACGATGAAACGATCTGTCAAATCCTTCATCGCTGGCGCAGAGCGTTCAGCAATTTTATTCCCAAGACCAGTGAGGACACTGCTGATTCTGGTCAGGTTGTCGTTGAAACCTTCTGCCGCCTTGGATGTCTGGGTCGATATCGTCAGGCCGAATCGGTTTGCCTCTTCCGTCATCTGTGCGAGACCATCGCGACCCGCATTGAGCATTGGAATCAGATCGGCACCGGAGCGACCAAATATCGCCATTGCCAACGCTGTTTTGCCAGCGCCATCTTCCATGCCACCAAAACGTTCCGCCACATCAAGCAGAACTTCCTCTGTGCCGCGCAGATTGCCTTGGGCATCAGTGACCGAAATGCCAAGAGCCGTGAAGGCTTCGTTCCCGGATTGCATGTTCTTGGAAAGCTGACCAAGACCGACTTGCAATTGACCTAGAGACACATCCGAAAGTTTAGCGGCATACTCTAAGCGTGAAAGGCTCTCGGAAGTCATGCCGATCTTCTGAGCAGTCTTTCCGATTTCATCGGCGAAGTTGATAGCCTGTTTGGTCAGCGCACCAATGGCGACTCCGCCAGCCGCTGCCGCCGTTGCAAAGCCAGCGAGACCAACGGCGGCAAGCTTCGAGAAGTTCTGTATCTTGCTACCAGCACTCGCAATGCCCTTGTCGAAGTCATCCGTATTGGCGCTGATCTTGACTTCGATTCCGCTAACTTGAGCCATGCAACAGTTCCTTCAATTCCTCTACATCGGCCCTAGTCAGTTTCCCGGCGTATGTTTCGCCTGGCTCTTTCGGCTTCTTCAACTCGTATTCCAACCACCACTCTGGAATGGTCATCTCCCAGAACTCGCTAGGCTGAATTCCCCATTCCCTCGCCCATAGATACATCCCGTTCCAGTCTAGTTCTCCATACTCTCCATGATCTTCGCCCTCGCCTTCGACTGGCTTTCGGTCTGGGCGTCTGGATTTTTTGCTTTGGTCTCGGAAGGAGAGAAGGCCAGCATGACCAAGGAAATCAAATCGGCAACGTCTGTTGCGCTGCCATTTATCAATTCCTCATAGACCTGTTCGTCCGTGACCTTGGCACCTGCCGACTGCAACATCTTGGAGAGAACGAAAGCGATGTGGCTGACAGGCGGGCGACCTTGGCTTGTGCGAACAGCAATGTCCGTGAAGGATATGTCGCCCATCTCAATGGATCGCATCAGCTTCATGGAAGGGACGAAGCGATATTCCTCACCCTTCCATTTGATTGTTAGCTCGCGGAAAATTGCCATGATTACGAGGCCGTGAACGTAATCGTGCCAGAAGACTGGATCGAGGCCGTGAAGGTCGTGGCGTCTGCCTGTTCGCCGGTCACAGCGAAGCTGGCAAGGAAGAAGTTGCCGGTGAACGATCCGAGGCCGAGCAGTTCAATGGTGTAGGATTCGAGCAAAGCCGAGGCGGTGCCAACGGCAAGCGCCAGGAAGGTGGTGTCCTCAAGGATGCCTTCGACTTCGGCATCGATGGAGCGGACACCGACATCGGCAAGATACTTGCGCCAACCAGCATCATCCTTTTCGGTTATGTCAATCGGCTCATTGTTGATGGTGAAGCTATCGGCACGAGCGCCAGCCACGGCAGTCGAGCCGCGCTTGATACGGACTTTGCGTCCAGCGATTGCGGGCATGTTTCAGTTCCTTTCTTAGGTCACGGGTCCACGGATGTTGGAGAAGGCCACCGTAGACCCTACGCTATTGGTGGCGGTTACACGGCACCGGATATATTTTCCGGTGTCGGAGCCTGTGAGTGTGTATGTGAGGCCTGTCGCAGAGGCGATGTTAGCCCATGACGGGTCATTGGGATCGGCAGCATTGCCGCGCTGCCACTGGCGGGCGAACGTGATCGTGGCATCGCCAGCCCATGTGCCATTCGTGGTGGTCTGAACGTTGGTTCCGGAAAGCGTGCCGGTGATTGCCGGGAGAACGGTGTTGTATGGGCCAATGGTGGCCGTCATGTTCTCGCCGCTCTCAAGGGTGGCGGTGAATGTTACAACATCAGCCTGTTCCGCGCCGATCTGCAGGCCCTGAAGCATGAAGTCGCCGGTCAAGGTGCCAATGCCGCTGATCGTAACCACACATTCCTTGAGGAGCGCCGTGGTGGCCGTGCCTACGGAATCCGCCAAGAGGACGGTATCTTTGAGCACGCCCTCTATCTCGCAAGAGACGGAGCGCAAGCCGACATCTGCCAGCATGGTGCGCCAGCCAAGATCATCCTTGTCCGTGATGTCGAGCGGCTCATTATTGATCGTCACGCTGTCAGCACGAGCGCCCACGATGTTGGAGCCGTTGCGGCTTATGCGAACTGATCGGCCAGAAATAGCCATGCAAGAACCTCTTCTTTGGCCGTGATTATATCACGGAAACTATGCAATCCACAATACACGGTACAAGATGAGGCCGCGCTTGGTCTTGCCATCAGGATCGCGCGAGAAATTGCAAGAATCGAGTTCGGTGGTGATGTGCGTGACGCCCGCAATGGAAAGAGGCTGGCGGCGCATCCGGCCATCTACGGCATCAACTACGGTCTTCAGATCGAGCATGGATGCGGCACGGTCCCATACGTCGATCTGGAGGATTGCCGATCCGCCAAGATCATCTTTGCTGTCGAACGGATTGATCGTGTCGGCCCCGATGGTGATGAACGGGAATGCCGATTCCAACTCACTGTCAGCCGCCTGGGGGACATCGGTGAAGATCGCCACGAGCGGGCTGTAATAGGTGCTGAGAAGGCTGGTCACGGCACTATCGTTAAGGCGGTTGTATACTGCCGTTTGAAGATCATCGGATTTCATTTCGTTGTCTTCTCCGCGCGTGCCTTGGCTTTGGCGATTGCAATCTCGACCCGTTTTAGCATCTTTGGAATCGCTCTCTCAACGGCGGGAATCCAAGACGGACGTTTCGCCATCTTGAAGGTGCCGAACTCAAGGTAATAGGCATAGTCAAGACGGCTTCCGATGGCTCTGGAGTACTTGCCACGACTTTCGTTGTAGATGGAATTGACCAGTGTGCCGGTATCGGTTGCCGGTGCTTCCCCCGGAGCAGATGCGCGGTGAACCTTGTCGTTGTTCACGCCTCTGGCATATTCCCTGCCGGTCTTCGGTGGCCCCTGTATGGCCTTGCGAACGTCCGTGACGGCTTCCAAGGCGGTGGCATCGACAATGAGAGCCAGAGAGTTGCCAAGGTCTTTCCCATAGGCTTGCAAGGCCGCGTTGACCTCTTTCAGCCCCTTGATCTCCACCTTGACATCAGGATACGCCATCAGGCCGCAACCCCGCCATCAACGTCGATCTGAAGCCACTTGTTGGCAAACTCCATGTTGTCGATGAACCGGATGTTGTGGATCTTGTTCCTGATCTGCACGCGGTCGGAATCCAGCAACGCTGAAGTGTAGCGAACCACAAGACGCAACCGAACGGTTGCCTCGGTGCGGTCATGGGCAAATCGCTCCGAGCCGCCAACCGGCACCACATAGGCGCGAGTTGGTGCGCCGGAAACGGTGGCCCAGGATTCCGTTTGGCCTCCTGCTCCGTCGCTGGTCAAGGTGCGGCGTTGAAATGTCACCGGCTCTTTCAGCTTGCCGGAATTCATGTCGCAACATTTCATCATCGACTAATGAACTCCACGATGTCCATATTCACGGAAACGTCAACGGTGCTGGCCGATACGTTTGCAAGGAAGCCGAAGTCGCACAGCGGCGGAAAGTAGAGCGGCGGATCGAAGACAACATCAATAAGGCCGGAACTCTGCGGATACTCGGTCACGAGCAGCATCGAGGTATATGGTGCCGCTGCTTCGCGGATATTTTCGCGCTTATAAAGAACGATGTTCGCCTTTTTGTCGGCATCGCTAGAAATGGTCACATTGCGAATTGCAGCACTCCGATCTCGCGGCGTGGTGTAGACGGCCATCTCAGTCTTGCCACGGCCTAGTGCGCCATCTGCGATGGTTGCCCAATCCTCTCCACCAGCTGCATTTTCGATCACGATTGTTGAAGCATGTGATCCGGCAGTCTGCGTTGCATACGTTCCAGACTTGGATACATACGCATCGGTCAAACGCATGAAAGCCTGAGTGGTCGCTGCGCTTGCCGATGCGCCAGCCGTAGCAAGTGTTTCGCTTATCAGCTCCCCAGCAGGGTTGAGACCGATCAGCGTGACTTCTCTGCCGCCGGAACCATTGGCCGTATCGTTCGCATTTCCACCTGCCTTGATGCGGAGCAGAACTGAATCCGGCCATTTCGGCGTGCGATAGAAGCCGGAACGTGTAACAGGCGTGAAGTTGGAACCGATGGCAATATTGCGCCCGAACTTGTTGAACGACCGACAACCCGAAGCCAGTCCGCGCGCAATGTCGAGACTGCTGGGATAGGTCATATCTTCATGGCCTTATATTGAGCCATAATGACCGAAGCGCCGGATGCGTCATAGGCATCACTTGCATCGCAGTCATCGCCACGGTTGCTATAGAGGAAAGCCGCAAGCTGCTTGACGGCACGTTTCATTGGAGAAGGCACTGCTGCTGCATTGGCGAATCCAGACACATAGATGATCTGGATGGCGTTATTGGCACGCAGAGCAACCGGCCAAGTCTGGCCCCGCTTGAGTGTCAACCTTCCAGGCGTCTGATAGATGTCAATGTCGAAGACATTGGCAACCGTGATGGCCGTTGCGTTGCTGTCCTCGTCATAGACCGTGACCGATGTGATTGATTGAAGAGGCCAACGCGGGATTGCAAGGCTTTGAATAGTGCTGGTGCGATAGAGTTCTGTGATCGACATCTCGCGCACGCCATCCCACCAAGCCTCACCACCAGCGGGCCAGCGATCAAGCGAGAGCCGCCATGACTGCGTGATGAACGCAAGGCCGGTCATGTTCTCGATCTCGGTTCGAGCATCCGTGATGAGCGTATTAGCTTCAGCGTCAGGAAGTTCCGTCGAATCAGTCCGGAGATGCGTTCGGAGTTCCGCAGCCGTCACCGGCTCGGATGCAGGGGCGGACGTAAGAACCGAACCCCGGAACTGATAAAGCGGAACGGCGGCGCGAAGGCTCATTGATTAACCTTTCTTGGCTCTCTTTTTTGGCGTCTCGATCTTGGTTTCCAGATCAGAGATTGACTGAATTTCAATTGCTACGCCATCGGCTATTGCCATTTCTGCAATAGGGCTTTCGATGGTTGTTCCGGCTTTGAACTTTAAGATCGTATGCCCCTCTGGGGCGCACGCATAATCATGGAGAAGAGTTGCTTTCATCTTATATATCCATTGGAGGGTTGATGATGGTCAGACCCAAGCGACCTATTGCCACAAACGGTTCTTGTTCTGTAACATCAACCGTTGCAAAAAGGTTGTCTATGTCCTCCTGCGTGCAAACAACGCCCTGCGCCGTAGCCGCCGTGTAGACTGCTACTGGATCTCCGGGTTCGCTGCTAACCAGCGCCCAGTTGCTATCTCCATCAAGTGCCCAGACCTGTAGCGGCACAAGATACCCATACTCGGGCGGCACATAGCCCGATGAGATGTAGTGAGATGCGGGGTCTAGGCCGGATGCAGCCAAGGGTGTGGTCCACATACCTTCGCCGCCGGGGCCAAAGGATGTTGCGATGGCGCAGGCCAACTGAACGCTGTCAGCCGGAACAATGAGAGTGCGGAAGATGTAATTCATCAGTATGCCATCGTCTTGCCGTTGACCCAAGTTTCTGTGTCCGTAATTTGAGTGGTGGTGAGCGCCGCTCCGCAGATAATCAACGAATAAAGCCGCCCGTTGAATGGGAGCGTCGCGTTGTTACGCCGCCCGATATTCAACACCGCGTTGGAAAAATTGCCTGTTCCCTGATCAGTCGCAGACGACGACACTTGCGTACCATTGAGGCGGCTGATGTTTACGTCCGCAGCAATGTCGCCGTATCCGGTAAACACGCTGGTCTGTGGGGCGTTATATTGAGACCCTACAAGAGAAGACAACGCGGCGGCGGCGGAACCACTTTGGGTGTACAGATATTTATTGGTACCCGGCGATGTTGACGGTGCTTGTAACGTGAATAGGCCTGTCGCTGCTGGCGCGCCAAGTTCAACGACAACGGCTTGCGCCGCGTCGCTTAATTTCAGCATTCCTGCGAATACGTTCATTTTGTTGGTCGCGCTAAAATTAACGCTGGCCGTTACAAGGCCGTCATCCGTGCCATCAAATCGCAGGTAATAAGGGAACCCTGTTACGTCGTAATCCGTGCTAGTGGTGACTCTTTGATAGACAGGAATGCCAATATTTTCGTTAATTGAACGAAAATCAGGGTTAGAAATCGTGACGATGTAGCCTGTTTCGTTCGACCCACCCGGAACAACGGCATTTCTTGCGTCCAATCCAATAGCGAAATTGTTGCTTGTCGCTTGCGGCGTAAATGTAATGCTTACACGTTGCGTTATTCCAGCTGTGAGAGAAACAAGAGCCGATCCTGCTCCGGTGCCAAATGTTACGCGGAATGGAACATTTGCTACAGTTGTGTCACACACGACATCAAAAGATGCGATATGCTGTGTTGCCGCAAGAGTGTTTGACGACGAAGCTCGTATATAAACAAAACCTTCGTTTGTCGTTACGGACAAACTTGCATTTGTTCTGGTCGCGTTAGTTATGAACTGGGTCGGCCATGTCGCTGCAACAATATTGTTGGTCTGTGTCAGCAGATTTATTCTGGCGCTCAATATTGGTCGAGATGCAGAAGTTACCTGAGATGCATGATTGCCTCTTCCAGACTTATCAAGAATTCTGCCAACAGGCTGCTCTATAACCGTTACTGGGATTGTACCAGAAGCGTCTTGAAACATCGTTGAAAAGTCAGACGGATCGTACCAAACGCCCTGCTCTCCTGCCGCAAATAAATACGATGGAGAGTAATCAAACCCAAAATCGAGTACTAAATTATCCGGGCAAACTGGTATCGTGATAGACTGACCATCGAATTGATCCAGTAGATCTATCGATGAATTTTCAAACACTGATAGAGTTATTTGCTGCGAGCATGAGCTTACCTCTAAAACGCTCATGTAGTGATGTCCTCAATCACATTGATGATAAAGGTTTCACTGCTTTTCACTACGCCAGACAGAACAAATTGCACATCACAATACATGATCGAAGCATCTGAACTGATAGGCCAAGTTGCTGTATTTGCTGCTGTCTCGGTAAGCGTAAATATTCCTGCGGCGGCATTGATTATTGTAACAGTAAGAACATCAGAAAAAGACGTGCCGACTTTAGCGGTTGACGTGATAGTGTATCCGGTCAGATTGATCGGGCTACCTGAGCCATCTTTTCTTGTGCATGTCAGGCTAAATGTATCGCCGCGCTTGAAGTTGATGCTTTGCGATGCCATGCGCTTCCGCCTGTATTATTGATGATGAAACGGAAAGGGAGCGAGCCGAAACTCGCTCCCGATCCTATTAAGTAGCGGCCACGTTGCTGCCGACAAACGTGGTAGCAGCGCGGTGCGGCACATTGAGGATGCCGTAGACCTTGACGGTCGCATCGGTGGCAAGGGTGCCAACGCCGTTCATACGAACGTAACGCTTGCTGCCCTTGTAGCCAATGCCGCCGATGATCTTGTTGTCATCGCCATCGGCAGTAACAGACAGAGCAATCGTGCCATTGACCGAATCAGCCGCGACGATAGCCGCAGCGTCAGCCGCCGCAGTCGTGTCGGAGTGCTGAACCGTGAAGGTAAAACCGGCGGCAGCGCCAGCATCGGTCACGGTGTCGGTGGCAAGCATCAGGGTGACGGCATCAAAGCCGCGCGTATCAACCCAGGAGGTGGCTCCCGGCGTGGTGCCAGAGAGGGTCACGGTGCCAAGCAGGACAACCTGCTTGTTAGAAAGCATATCACGCATCTCAAGAATCCTTCTTATCGGCGTGGTTGCGGAGCGGCGTTATTGCCGCCCCGCGTTAGTGCATTACGAGGTAAACTCGATCAGCTTGATGGCCTCGAAGTTCACGACATCGCCGCCGACGCGCTTCGTGGTATAGAACTCAACGTAGGGCTTGGCGGAGTAGGGATCGCGCAAAGTGCGGATGCCGAGGCGGTCCACGATCTGATAGGCTTCGCGCATATCGCCAACAGCGATGGAGAGCGAGTCCGTGGCCGGATCGGGCATATCCTCGAAGGACGCGACCGGATAGCCGAGCAGCGACGCGGGCTGACCGGCAGCGATGCCGGGAGACCACAGATAAGCGCCGTCCGTGTCCTTGAGCTTGCGCGTCAGCTTGAGCGTGGCGCGGTTCATGAACCAGGTTGCGTTGGCGCGGTACTGCTGCTTGAGGCCATAGAGCGCGTTAATGAGAACATCGCCACCGTTCGGAGCGGCAGCAAATGCGCCGTTCACGCCGGTATCGAAACGCTCGATGGTGCCGGGGAGTGTGGTGCCAGACGGGAAGGTCAGGAAGCCACGGGGCTTGTTGACGCCATTGCCGACAACGAAGGCGTTGGCCTCGTCACGGGCAAACTTCTCGGCAACCTTAGAAGCAAGCCATGCTTCCATGTTGATCGAGGCGTCATCGAGCAGCTTCTGCGTAGCCTTTGGCTTCGCATAGAGTTCGTGGGCAGGAATGCGCCACTTGCCAAGCTGCGGCGTGTTGGTCTCAGGACGGCTGTCCGTTTCGCCAACCCAGCCCGAGGAGGCTTCGTTGAGGTCGAACAGACCTTCGAGGGCATCCGAGGAGATGACCTGGACCGAAGCGTATGCACGCATCGGGCTGCTCTCGAAGACCTTCATCACGATACGGCCAGAGAGGTCGGGATTGACCACATAGCCACCATCGGGATCGGTGCCAACTGAGAGAGCCTTGCGCTCTTCCGGTCCCATGACTTCCTCGCCCTTGCGGAGGAAGGTGTCGAACGCGGTTTTGTAGCCGTCCATATCGGCAGCGCCGAAGGAACCGACAACAGCGCCACGGCGGCGGGCGTTCATGGAGGCCCACTCCTGAGCCTTGCGGTCGAGGTCGACCACTTCGCCACGCTCATCGGTGACGATGCGGGACTGACGCTTGGAAGCCAGAACGGCCTCGTCAGCGATCTTCTGGGCCTTCTCAAGATCGGCTTCGATCTTCTGCAGCTTGGCCTCGGTCACGACATCGGCGCTGCCCTTCTTCTCGATCTGGGCAAGGCGCTCGTCGTTGGCCTTCTTGAACTCTTCGAATCCGGCGTGCAGCGCGTCAACCGCGCCGATGGCCTTCTTGATTTCCTCTGACATGCAGGGATTCCTTTAGCTTTGACAGTGACTGTAAAAGGGCATCTACGCCCTCGATTACGGCCTCTTCATCGCCAGCGTCCCGCTGTCTCTGTAGGGCTTTGAATCCGTGGAGAGTAAGAGCCACGGCCTCTTTACGAGAGTATCCGGCTTCACGCAGGAAACGCTCGAAATCTCTTTCAGTGGTGATCGACTTGACGTTTGTCACCTTTGCATCGGGAAGCATCGGGAACGTCACAAGGCTGATCTCGAATAGGTCCACTTCCATCAGCTTGCGAACACGGCCATCACCTTCCGGGATGGCTTCCATTGTGCGATAGCCGATCGACATTGAATCGATGGCCCCGGCGCGGAGAAGCGCCATTGCCTCGCGGCCTTTTTCTACTTCCTTGAGCAGACGGCCACGGACAAAAAGGCCACGCTCGTCCTCATAGATGTCATCCCAGACGCCAATGGGCTGGCTCATATCGTGCTGCCACAGCATCTTGACTTTGCGAGAACCGAGCGATTTGCGGAATGCACCGCGTTCGACCACATCCATTCCCTGATCGACAACGCCGAACACCGAGGCATAGCCTTCGAAGACGCCATCTTGATCCGGTTCGCGCTTGAGCGTGAGGGATACGTTCTTATGCTGGATCGGTTCGGACATGAACTTGTCGCCCTCTTCTCTGCGAACTATTGCGTTGGCCCATGAGCGGCCAGGATCACCGCCCCAAAGCGCCCAGGCGATGCGACCAGCGGACGGATAGCCATCCTCGCCGGGAGACCAGCCTTGACCTTGCTTGTCCACCTCATGGCGGGCGAAGTAGGATACCATCCGCTTGACTGTATCGAGTGAAAGGTTGCGGCGATTCTTGATGTCACGGGCGCGGGCAACGCCGATCTCGGTGCCGCCACGGCTGAACTCATCGCGCCATTCAAGGCCGCGTGTGGCTTCTCGTGCCATTGCCTCGTTGGGAGAGAACCCATCGGCCTTGCCTTCCCACTTGGAAATGCAGACGGCATAACGCTGATCTTCATCGGGAAAATCAGACATCGCCTCCTCGTCGCTCATGCAACGGGAGATGAACTCGTCTTCGTTTTCGGTCGGGCCGGGGCTAGGCATGAGGGGAATATATCATTGCTTGATTGAAATCACAACATGGCCTCAAGGGCGGCTTCGTCTACGATGTAACCAACGGCACAGCGGCAGTTGATAACCTCATCGGCGGGACCGGAAGGATCGCCCGGAAAGGCTAGGTCAGAATCGCCCACACGGAATGTATCGTCCATTCCGACAACCTGACCGTTTGCTTCTCGATGCGTCTCTCTGGTGCGGTCATCGGCAGCGGCCAGCCATTCGCGGGCCAAGGGCAAGCCAGTCTGTTTTGCGGCCTCTTGGGAGCCGTAGTTGGCAGCGCCGTGCGTCTCGGTGCGGGCAATCATTTCGGCCCTGTAGGACGAAATCTGCGGCACTAGATCGAGGATGTAGGAAGCTGTGCCGCGTTGGCCCAAGCCGTCCTCGTAGCCCTTCCGAACTGCCCGGATGATTTGGTCGCGGGTTGTTTCCGTCACCTCTGTGATGCGGCGGCGGATCGCCTCTTGCTCAATAAAGCGCAATGCCCTGCGCGTCATGATCTGGGCGAAACTCTCTTTCGTCTCCAGCTTCAAGCCTCGCGCCTTGGCTTGCTCCATGATGCGGGATCCGAATGTGGTGATCGATGCCATTGCCATCTGGCGATATGTCGCCTCGATGCGGTCACGGAAGTCTCGCGGCAAGGTGACGTTGCCGGTCTGCTCCCAATGCTCGACCATCTCACGCATGGCGGTTGCGATCTCACGCTGAAGACGGCCCCGGAATTGAGCCGTAAGCCTGTCGAGTAATGCGCCTTGACGGCGCACCTCGCGGCGCGTGTTTGAATCAACCAGCCTTCGAGCCATAGGCCAGTGCTTTCACAAGATCGGGGCTGAGAGGTTCCGGTGCCGGTTCGGTTGCCATGCTCAAGGGGATTTCGGCGGAAGAAACGAATAGCACATCACCGCCATCGATTGGCCCATATCCCTTCAAGGCGCGGCGTTCGTTGATGGTAAGGTCTTGTGACTGATCAGCCATCTGCCACATCGAAAGCCGCTTCTCGGCAATCGCCGGAATGCTGTCGATGTCTGGCTTGATCTCGACACCGTAGATGGAACCGAGCCAATTGTTCCAATCGTTGACGATCATCTGGAGCAATGGAAGCGCCGTGTCTTCCCAGAAGGCCAGACGGGCCTCGGCATAGTTGGAATAGGTGTTATCGCCAGGTATGCCGAGCAACTGCGGCGGCACGCCGAATGCTAGGGCAACGTCACGGGCCGAGGAGAACTTGACCTCGATGATGCCCATGTCAGTCGGGCTTAGGCCCATCTGCTGCCAGTCAAGTCCACCTTCGAGGAGCATCGGGCGACCGGCGTTCGAGGAGCCAGAGTATTGTTCCTCGATCTGGGCTTTTAGGCGGTTGAAATTCTCGTCTGATAGCGTACCGGAATCCTTGACGGTCAATGCACCAGAGGGGCGCGCCGAGTTCTGAAGCAAGGCTTGCATCCAGTTCATGGCTTCGTTGTTCTGGTCGATGGCGTAGGAACCCGCCTCGATTGGGCTCATCCCGTACCAGTCGTTCAGCGGGTTGAACAGCTTCAAGTGCCGCACATCGCATTCGAGCGTGCGAGGGTCCATCTCCCATCGCACCTTGTTCTGGCCGAGCGTGTACTCGTATGCAGACGGGATGCCGTTGGATGACGGAACGATCTTCATGCGGTCGGGGCGAAGCTGATAGAGTTCCTTGACCTCGCGGCCCACCATGAACCGCTCTTCGTAGCCGTTGCCCGCGATCATCAGGAACGATACCTTGGCGCGAACGTAATCGGAATAGGACTGAAGCGGATTCGGTCGTTCGAGCAGCGTGATGAGCGGATGATCGACCAGTTCCGTATCACCACGGTAGACGCCAAGATGGACAGATGCGATGGCATCAGCGATCCGGTTGATGGCCTGATATGCCACCACGTTCTTGCCATAGGCTTCTTTTGCGAAGCTCTCGTAGTTGCGTGGCGACCACACGGCCTGGCCGGGATTGATCACCATGAGCTTGGCGGCAGCGGATTCCTTGCGCTCTTGCGGGCGGCGGAAACGGTCAAAAAGTCCCATTTAGAACCTCACAAGGCGCGAACCGCAGGAGCAGACTGCGGCGCGGTCATATCGGAAATTGCACTCATTGCGGCGTCTATCATATCATCATGCGTGCCGTTAGGAAAGACGGACGCCTCGGACATGAAATCGGCCAGGTGATCAATATTGGACATGATATAGACATTGCCCGATTGAACGTAGGGCGCGGCATCGAATGCGCGTGTCACTTTGTCGGTGTTTCGCTGAATCGGAATGATCGGAATTCCTTCGCGTTTCAGCTTCTGGATCAGGCCGGTGCCGCTTACCTTGTCTTCGACCTTGAAGGCTCGAAGCGGCCATTTGTCCGATGCTGCCTTATGTTTATTCCAAAATGCCCGAGCCATCGTTTCCAGTTCTGGAGCCTCCCACTTGCCGCGTGCCATATCGAGCAGCACGATCTGTCCGGTTTGCGTTTGGCCCCAGCATTGGAAGACGGAATAGTCATTCTGCTCCTTTGTCTTTTGCGCAGTGTCAGCATAGATCGCGCGCCACTTGAGCGGTGGCATGGCCTCATAGAAGCGCCACCATTCATCCTTGAAGATGCCGCCGCCAAGCGGGGCGGGGCGTTGTTGAAGTTGACCGGCCACGGCATAGGTGCCTAGCGAGTGTTCAAGTTCTTGAACTTGTTCCTCAGGGAATCGGTCAGGGAACATTAATTCGCCTTCGACCTTGCGCGGATCGGCCCATCCGATGCTTGTGGTTTTAGCACGATCTGGCTCGTATCGCATCGGGATACATAGATGATCATATCCGAGGTCGAGAGCCACGGCGGAAACATCGCCTTCGTTCAACCGCTGCATGATGATGACGATTGCGGATTGTTCATTGTTGACGCGCGATGGAAGGGCTTCGCGGAATGTGGTGATACCGCCCTTTAACTTGGCGGGGCTATTGGCATCATCGACCGAATGCGGATCGTCTATAATCACACGGTCTCCGCGTGAGCCGGTCATGCTCTCGAATGCCATTGCTTCTCGAAAACCAGTACGTGTGTTCTCAAACTTGGTCTTGGCGTTTTGATCACCAGTTAACTCAAGAGGCCAAAGTGATTGATACCACTGCGACTGGATGAGGCGGCGGCACTTGAGGTTGTCACGAATAGCGAGTTCTTGCTTATGCGCGGTGCCGATGTATCGCAGTTCCTGCATGTCGCGCGGCCCCCATTCCCATGCGGGCCAGATCACGCCGGTGAGAAGTGACTTCATCGACCCTGGCGGGACGTTCATGAGCAACCGCCTGATATTGCCATGCGTCACGGCTTCAAGATGTTCGCATATAGCATCAAGCGCCCATCCCCATTTGAGAGGCGTTGATGGCTCAAGAATGTGCCATGCACGTTGTGCGAAGTAGATAAGTGACCTGCGGCATAGTTCCTTCTCAACCGCCGCAAGGTCAGCGCCGTTTAGATTGTGCATCCGCAGCCCGCATGATTTCGGCCAGCGTCTCAGTCGATAGGACAGATACATCGAGGGACGGACGCGGCGTCATGGTGCCGTCTTCGCTCGTAAGATCAACGGAAGCCTTTGGCATACCTAGGCCGCGATCTTCGCTTTCCTTGATCAGCTTTAGAATGTTGCCCTCTATGCGTTCAAGAGCGGCAGCGGTTGATGTGTCATCTTGGAGCGTTGCTTGAACGGCTTCAAGAAGCCGCGTTCTGATCTTGGTGGCCAGTTCGGCGTTGCGGATTTCAGCCTTGCGCTGCTCAGATGTTATCCCGCCTGGATTACCAGACTGACCTTTCTTGAACCGAGAATGAACCGGAGGGGGCGGCGTGGGCATTTTTAGCCTGTTTTGAGGCTAGGTGGAACTGCCTTAACGGCAAGTTCGATGTATCGCGGAATCGGCTGCTTTCCGGTTTCGTAGGCGCGAAATGTGTTGCGTGCGAGGCCAAGGGCCTCTGCGGCCTTGCGCTTTGATAGGGCGACCGAGGTGCGCCATTGGATGAGTTCGTCTGGTGTCATGCGGCGCAATATAGAGCAAAAAAAGCCCCACCACAAGGGCGGGGCCAGTTTGCTGCGGCGGGAGGAGTAAACCGCAGGGGGATCAGTATCGATATGGATGCTTTGGCACTTCAATGCCCATGCGTCTAGCCTTTTCCCTCATCTCGCGAATGGCCTTCCATTCGTTCTGCCGGATGCGTTCGCGGGTGACGCCATAGTCTTTGGCGATCTCTTCGAGCGTCTGTTCCGGTTCGCCGGTGAGGCCGAAGCGGGCCTCGATCATGGCGCGGCGCTTTGGGTGGGTGATGGCCGCGACCAGCTTGGAGAGGAGTGGTTTGTCCACTTCCAGGCTCGACGGTGCAGCGATCTGGGCTAGTTGCTCGGCGTCAATCTCTGCCTCGATGGAGTTGCGGGCGGTCAGCAGGTCACGCATGTGGTGCGGCCAGAGGTGTTCCGGCTCGGTGCGGAGTGCGGAGGAGATGTCCATTGCAAGGGATGACCAGTCGCCGTTGGCTATGGGCTTTAACTTGAAGTTGAGGAGTTCGCCAATGCGTTGTGGCGTGGTGCCGATGAACTTGGCGAACTCGGCTTGTGTGGCGAACCCTGCGGCCTTGATGGCGCGAAGGAGTCTGGCATTGCGAACGGTGACTTTGACGGCGAAGTCGGTCATTGGTGAGGCTCCGGAAGTGGCATCCATGCGGTGACGTTATTGAGTTTCTCGCCTCGGGGCCCGTCATCGTGCCATCTCTGGCTCGTCTTGTTCCATCGGCCTATGCGGATGCGATGGAAAGTTTCGACGGGACCGCCGAACATGGCAAGCTCGAATTTGCTGGTCTCGTAGGTACAGGTGACGAGGACACATCCTTCGGGCTTCCGCTCGCCTTTGATGACAGGGGTCCATGTGGCGGTCATTGGTGTACCTCTGCCAGTTCGAGCCATGCTTTGGCTTTGGTGCGGCTGTATCCCATGTCTTTGCGTCTGTAGGATCTGCGGCGTTTCATTGCGGCGAATGCTTCCCATGTTCCAATTTCTTCGGCCTCGCGTTCTTCCTGTCGTCTGATCTTGAGTTCTTGCATAGCCCATTCGATGGTCATTCGGTCCTCGTGACTTTGGTGCCGATGATGCCTCTAAGGCTGATCTTGCGGCAAGTGTAGCGGCGTGGGCGATAGTAACGGGCGGCATCGTGCTGGAGCGATTTGGAACTGCGACCGGGTGCGAAGAAGGATTCGCCCACTTCGACGGTGCGCCACGGATACTTGGGCGGGCGTCCATTGGGTTTAGGCTGACTAGTCACTTTGACGTCTCCTGTTGGGTTGGTGGGTGAGGGGCGCGTGGCCCCTCGGTTAGGCGTCACTCGTAGCGGCGTACAATATTCAAGAGGTTCGCAATGCCATCGGAATCGCCGTTAGCGCGATAGTTGATGAGATCACGAGCAACCTTGTGAGCAAGGTAATCTGTCTTGCACAGAGATGAGAACCAAACGGTTCTGGTCAGAATGTAATCGGTGAACTTCATATGATGGCCTCCCTTTTTGATGTCCCTTCATCCCACATCTTGCAGAAACTTGCAAGCCTCATGTTGCAGAAAAGTGCATTTTTTAATGGTCCATATCCATTTTTCTGCTGATTGCACCAATCTCTCCGTGTGTTTTTGCTGGTGAAAGCCATTTGAAGGCTTCTCCGTTGCGAAACGCCCAGACGCCATTGTCGTGAAGTTTGAGGCGGTCGGTTGATCTGAGCATCAAGTTAAGCCTGTCCTTGAGGAAAGAATTGGTTCGAATAGATGAAAGGTTCTCGATCCGGTTATCCGCCTTGTTCCCGTTGATGTGATGAAGGTAATGGTTTGGCCATTTCTTGACATGTATTGCCCAAACGACTGCGGCTGCTGAAAGACGTTTGCCGAAGAAGTCTCCGTAGAGGCGACCGTTTTTGGTCAGCGTGGCAAATGCTGGTCGGTCGGTGTGACGATGGTTCCAGTCGTGAAGGTTGGGGATGCCGCGCTCCGCGATGCCATGCTTGATGTAGAGATCAACCGTCCTGGGTTTCCATGTCATGTCTCCATTTGAGTAGTAATGGACAAAATCTGATAGCATCTCACAATCCATAGTTGCCTCCTGTTGCTGTCAATCAATGTTGCATACCCCCTGAGCATCAAAAATGCAACCGGCTTTGATTAGAAGTGGCTTGCGCTTGGGGGCTTGTAAAATAACCCTAAAAAAGAAACCTTTTCTTTTCAATGCTTTACGGTGCAAAAACATATTTATGGGTTTTCCAGCATAAGATCGCTGGCCGGAAGAAAGATGGAAGTGGAAACACCCCCACCTCCTATGCAACACGTACGTGAGAGTACACACATAGTAAATGATAATAATATTATATATCTTCTCTCTCTTACAGTAGACTAGCGACATCAAGCACTTAGCGGTCCGACTTACGGGTGAGACGCATCCCCTGAATAAGCCTGTTTAATCTGGGGGGCCCGCCAGCGGCCTTCATGGTGCCTGAGCCACTACCCTAGCGGACACCCACAAGAAACGCCCACAAGGCCCGTTTCTATGGCATGGCGAGGCATCGCACAATCGTATGTGCCATCATCAAAGAAAAGGCCCCGGATCGCTCCGAGGCCCTATCAAAATGATATGTCCCTAGGTCAATCTTCTGTAGCCTCCGGTGCCGGGATGAACCATGCCATTCTGGGTCGGCCCCGCTGGCCCTTGTTCGTATGGCGGCATTGGATGCCGTAGTCGGCAACCAACTTGTCCATCACCTGGCCCCGGTCTCGAAGCGTCAAAGCATCGAACGCGGAGATGCGGTTGCCCAGTTCGGATTCCGTCAGCCCCTTGAGGCCGGATGCCCTAAGCTTGGCAATGACGGCCTTGCAGATCGCCTGATGGCTGCTCTCGGCCATGTTGTCCCTAAACATGGCGATGGCCCGCCGGTTGTAGAACCTGACATAATCAATCGCCCATTGCATAGGCTCAGGTCCGATCTCGGTCTCGAGCAATGACCTAGCGACAATCAAGCTGATCCGCATGGCAATCTCACGGCTGCGGTTGTACATCGCCTCGAGGCCGGTTTCGTTCTCGCTCTTGATCGCCGCGACCAGTTCGGCCTCGTAGTCCCGCAGGATGTCCATTGCTGGCCTTGTAAAGGGCACCTCGACGGGATCGGGCGGCATGTCATAGGTATTGGTGCCGGTCAGGTTCCCCGCTCCAGAGTGCGCCTGTGCCTGTTCTTGGAGCCATCCGATGATGCGGTCGCCAATTGGCACGATCCGCCGCTCCTGGCTCATTTGCACGCCGATCTCAGACTTGACGATCAGGAAGCGGTTCAAGAGGCCAGACGCAATGTCGCCGCCTGAAATCGCCCCGTAGAACTCGCTGGGCGTAGACATGCCTAGGAGCGTCAAGGACGGCCTTCTGATCACCTTCTCGAAGGACTCTGCCTGTTCCTTGGTTAAGCCGATGGTGGCGTATCCTTGTGGCCGCAAGACGCCATCCTGCCGCCCAAAGCATTCCATGATGGCCGTGAGGCTATCGGCCTTGTGCTGCATCGAACGGTTGGCGGCACTCTTGAGTGTTCGCCCCAACTCATCGATCACGGAAACGTGAATAGGCCGGGAGATGAGCGCCGAGAAGACGCCGCTGGCGCTGGTGTAACCGGCTGGCCCTAGCAGATGCCCTAGCTGGGCTGCATCAAGCATGGCCTCGATGACCGTCTTGGCGTGTTCCTTGCCGCAACCAGTCTCGCCAATATTGAGCAGGTACAGGTTGCTGAAGTTGCGCTGGCTCGTTGTCCATCGCCGCCCCATTGCAACGGCACCAAGGGCAATGGCGGCTTGCACGGCAAACTGCGGCTGCGTCTTGATGGCGGTTGTTTCGTAGTACCGCACAACGTCTTGAAGCACGCCAGGGATCGAAAGCAAGTGCGCCGGGATAGATGCCAGCGGGTTGTCGGGCGTGACGCTGGTGATGCGCTTGGAAGGCAGTACGCCGGGGGTTGCCGCCTTGCCGTGATCAATCTGAACCTTCGCCTCGGGCGTCCACTCATGGCTCGGATCGGTGGTGATGTTCAGGAAGGCGGCTGCGTTCTTGATCGCCGCACTCATATTACCGGCGTGCTCGAACTGTAGGTAAAGCTCGAAGCAATCGAAGGCGTGTTCGTTGCCGAACGGATCGGAACCGTGATGGCTGAATGCCGTGTTATTGTCGAACACATTGCAACCGGCCAGCTTGGTGCCGCTGTTCGGGCTTAGATACCGATTCGGTGCGGTGCGGCGATAGCCATACTTGACCAGCAACTCTCCGATATTGTGCGCCGCATTATAGGCATCGATCACCGATGTGCCGGGATTGGGTGATCGAACCCGAACCGGGGCCTGATACTCAGGCCTGACCTTCCACGGGCATAGGTCCATCATTTGCGGGCGGAAGCGATCCCATTCGTCCCACATGACCTGCAGCTGCTTCGGCAAGATCGGAATCTGATCGAAGGGCAACCCCTCCCAGACATATGGCTGCATCGTGTCGGGGTGGATCGACGGCGGCAGGACATCTTGCACCGGCCCACCGCGCAACTCGAAGACGGTTGTGTTGCCTCGGCCATCCTTGTTCGGCCATGCGATGGAATGCCGGGAGAGGTCATCCCGATGGGCGCGGAAGATCAGTTTGCCTCGGCCTTCCCGCCCACGGATTCTAGCGGTTGATGCCATCAAGGCGTCTAGGTCTAGTCCCAGCCCCTCGAAGATGATCCGCGTCCATTCCATGTGATCGATGTCGATCGCGCAGGTGCCGGTCCATTGATGGATGAGACCGACATTCCAAGTCGGATTCTTAGAATAGAAGTCGATAGCACCCTGGCCGGTGAGTGCCTTGTCTTTTTGGTTCCAGCCGTAGGATGTCGGCCCCTTCTGCCCTGCCGGGATCGGGACAAGATACCAGCCGAGGTCAGTGTACTGCTTGATGCTCGCGATGATGGTCATTTATGTGCGGCCTCCCCATTGTTCAGCCATCGCTTGAGCGATGCCTTCAAACGTCCTGCTGCGTTCTTTCCAGCGATCTGGCCCCGGCGGCATCTTGTGAATGCGCGCCTCTCGGCCTTCCACGATGTTCGTGGGCATCAGCTTCGGCAGGTTCTTGAGCCAAAGGCAAGTGGCCTTGGTTTCCCCATGCCCGAATTGCCACGGCTGGATGATCTGGTCTGGCTTGCGAATGCGGCTCGATATGATGCTGATCGGGTTCTCAAGGGCAATGCGTGGGATAGGAGCGTCCATGAGGCGATGCACAAAGTCGAGCGCCTCGGCCTGTTCGATCTGCTTGTCCTTGAACCATCGAGCACCGGAAACGGCAAGATGAGTGCAAGGCGGGTGAGCGATCATCAAATCCCAGTTGCGGTGCAAATGCTGAAGCACATCGCCGTGGATGTGATTGCCAAGGCGTTCGGTCGGCAGCAGGTCACAAGACCAAGCATCGTGGCCTCTGGCAGCGAATGCATCCCGCACCGTGCCAGAGTATTCACAAGCGACCAGTACCCTCACTGCTGCTTCTCGCCAAAAAACTCCGTGAGCAGCTTGATCGTCTCGTATCGAGCGCCGGGAGCGCCATCCCGAATCGCTTTCACGGTATTGTAGGAGAGGCCGGTGGCCTTGACGATCTCGGGAATATCAGCCCCGGTAAGGCGGGCGCGAATCTCTTCGATAGATAACATGGTCAGTCTCCTGTTTGATGATTGCAATTTTTTCTATTGCACGCATTTCAAAAATATGCAATAAGCCATTCCGTTGAGAGAAAAGGAGGCTGACAATGAGCAGCAACATCACGGGCCTTTGCGGGGCCTGGCTTGAAGCCAAACGCCGCGAAGACGAAGCCATCGAGGCGCGTCGCAAGATCGAGCAAGACATCACCGAAGCACTGGATGCCAAGACCGAAGGCGCGATCACGCACAAGGTCGAGCCGTATCGGGTGACGCTCACCCAGCCGATCTATCGCAAGATCGATTTGTCAATCTGGGAGACCGTCAAGCACGACATGCCCGCCGAGGCTTGGCCGATCAAGGTCAAGATCGAAGTGGACGATGCCGGATGCAAGTGGCTTGCAAAAGAGCGTCCTGACCTTTGGGCTATTGCTGCGAAAGCCATCACGGCTACGCCGGGGAAAATCGGCGTCAAGGTGGTGGCCGATGAGTAAAGACATCTACGGAGCAGCAGACGCTTTGCAGTATGCCAGAGACCACTTGGTCATTGCGAAGACTGACAAGGTGAACCGCGAGCATCATGTGCGGTGCGCTATTGAGAACCTGCGAGAGGCTATGAGGATACTCGGAGTTAAGGAGGCCGAGAACGATGGCAATTGATCTGAAGAAATTGGAGCGCCCGAAAGGGCAACGGCCCATCATCGCAACGGTGTTCGGTGAAGGCGGCATGGGCAAGTCAACCTTGGCTGCGATGTTCCCGAGGCCGGTCTTCATCCGCACCGAGGACGGCACGGCATCGCTTGCTGGCAATGACGAGGTGATGCTTTTCCCGCTGGTCTCATCAAGCCAGGAAGTGCTTGACCAGATCGAGGCGTTGGCAACGCAGGAGCATGACTTCAAGACGGTCGTGCTGGATAGCATCACGCAGCTTGCCACCATGATCGAGCATGAGATTGTCGCAGCCGATCCCAAGGCCAAGAGCATCAACCAAGCCGGTGGCGGTTACGGAGCGGGCTATAACACCGCCGCCGAGAAGCACCGGCAGGTGCGGGAATGGGCTGGCGCACTGGCCTACGAACGCGGCATGAACGTGGTGTTCATCGGCCACGCTGACACCGAGACGCTTGATTTGCCAGACTTCGACCCGTTCGCCAGATATACCGTGCGGATGCACAAGAAGTCACTGCCGCATTACACCGACAACGTGGACCTCGTGGGCTTGATCAGGCTCAAGACCTACGTTCGAGGTGATGGTGACAAGAAGCGGGCAATCAGTACAGGCGACCGGGAAATCATCTGCTTCCCGCAAGCGTCGAGCGTCACCAAGAACCGTTTCAACATCACCCAGCCGCTGCCGTTCACCTTTGAGAGCGGCAACCCTTTTGAAGCCTTTGTAGCAAAGTAGGAGAAGAGAATGAGACTGAATGGATTTGACGCGAATGTCGTGGAGCCGAGTGCGCCGCGCGAAACGATCCCGGCTGGCAAGTACAAGGCCGTGATCACGAAGTCGGAGGAGCGCCCCACGAAGGCACAGACCGGCTCGATGCTGGTGCTGACATGCCAGATCATTGAAGGGCCGCATCAAGGCGTTAGCCTGATGGACCGGCTCAACCTCAACAACCCGAACAAGACGGCGGAAGAGATTGCGCAGCGCACGCTCTCGGCCATCTGCCGGTCGGTTGGTGTGATGATGCCGAACGAGAGTTCTGACCTCCACGACAAGCCGATGATGATCACAGTCAAGGTAAAGCCCGCAGAAGGCAGCTATCAGGCATCGAACGAGATTGCAGGATACGAGCCGTGCGAAGGTGGCGCACCGGCTGCTGCACCTGCGGCGGCTGCAACGCCACCTTGGAAGAAGAAGTAAGGAGAAACGGGGCGGCTCTCACGGGTCGCCCCTATTACGATGGAGGATCACATGACCACCGACACCTATGCAATCGAACGCCTGATGAAGCAGCAGCTAGACGGAAACTTCTGGAGCTTCGATGTCGAAGGCCGGATCGTCTGGAATGATGTCGCGGTTGACTTCATCCCGCAGTTCAAACGCTACACATGGACGGACGGCGAGGAAGATCGGCCCAAGGCGCAAATCGTTCGCCGCGATTGGTCAATGGAGGATTTTCAGCGGATGGAGAAGCTGCGGATCAAGGGCAGATCATGGAAGGACATTGCCAGAAACTTCGGAGCAAGCGACACGGCCACGAGCGACTATTACAAGCGCGTCATTGCGCAGCAAGATGCGAATATGACCAAGGAAGTCACGATCAGGCGGATGAAGATCGTCAAGTGGCTGCATGATCAAGCCACACCAGTGAAAACCATTTGCCTATTGATGGGCTACGAGCGAAGGTTGGTTGAGAGCGTGACAGGGAGGGAATAGGAATGATTAGGGTTCTATCACTTGGGGCTGGCGTGCAATCTTCCACTTTGGCCCTGATGATTGCGCGCGGCGATCTGCCACCCGTTGATTGCGCGATCTTTTCAGATACCGGCTGGGAGCCTAAAGCCGTTTATGAATGGCTGGGCTGGCTTGAGAAGCAGCTGCCTTTCCCGGTGTATCAAGTATCTGTTGGGAATCTTCGCAACGACACATTGACTCGAAGCAATTCAACGGGTCAGCGATTTGCTGCGGTCCCTTGGTACACACTCAATAAAGACGGCAGCAAGGGAATGGGTCGCCGTTAGTGTACCGCTGAATACAAGTTGCGGCCATTACAGCGGAAGGTCGTTGAAATCCTCGGCGGTAAACGCCCCAAGGGCGGCTGCGAGATGCTGATCGGCATTTCGATGGATGAAGTTTGGCGTATGAAGCCGTCGCGCGTCCAATATATCAAGAACATATTTCCGCTGATTGATAAGCAAATCACAAGGCAGCAATGCCTTCGATGGATGGAAGAGCGGAAGTACCCTAAGCCGCCCAAGTCCTCATGCATCGGTTGCCCGTTCCACAGTGACGATCAATGGCGGGCATTGACGCCAGAAGAATTTGCCGATGCGGTTTTCATAGACAAAGCTATTCGTAATCAGCCTGGGTTTCGTGGACAGCAATATATGCACCGCAGCTTGAAGCCTTTGGATGAGGTTGATTTTTCAACAGCCGAAGAAAGAGGGCAATTGAATATGTTTGTGAACGATTGTGAAGGGATGTGCGGCGTATGAAACTCGACATGACATCGCCAATCGTAAAGGCGATCTATCAGCGATACGAAGAGAACCGCCGCAACGCACACAGGCCGCATCTTGGCGGGTCGCAGATCGGGAACATCTGTTCTCGCGCGCTTTGGTATCAATTCCGGTGGACCTATACCGAGAAGCACGAAGGCCGCATCTTGCGCCTCTTCGAGACGGGCGAACGTGAAGAAGGGCGGGTAATCCAGAACCTTCGAGCCGCCGGTTGCACGGTCTGGGATCGCGATCCGGCCACAGGCCAGCAGTTTCGATATACGGCGGTTGGCGGACATTTCGCCTTGAGCCTAGACGGAGTGGTCGAGGGCTTGCCGGAAAGTAACAAGGTCCACACGCTCGAAGTGAAGACCATGAGCGAGAAGTATTTCAAGGTACTGTGCAACCTTGGCGTCGAGAAGGCGAAGCCGATCTACTATGCACAGTGCCAGATCGGAATGCACCTGAGCGGGCTGGATCGCTGCCTGTTCATTTCGGTCAACAAGAACACTGATGAGATTTATGCGGAGCGGCTCAACGTCGATCATGCTTTTGCAGAAGGGCTTATCGAGAAGGCAAGAAAGATCATATTGACCGAACGGCCACCGCTGGGCATCAGCAATGACCCGGCGTGGTTCGAGTGCAAGTTCTGCCCATATCATTCGATCTGCCACGGAGATGGCGCTGCGGAAATGAATTGTCGCACATGCGCCTTCTCGACGGCAGAGACAGAAGGCTGGTCATGCGCCAGGCACAAGAAGGCACTCGATGAGATAGACCAGCGCAGCGGATGCGGTGATCACATCTACAATCCGGAGCTGGTAAAGCTTCCGGTGCATGATAGCGGCGAAGACTGGATCGACTATATCAACGAAGACGGCGAAATCGTGCGGAACAAGGGCAGGGAGTTTCATAATGGGTGAGCGCCCGTCTGAGTACACACGAGATGAAAACGATTGGTATGTAGAGCCATCTTGGTGCATTGATGCCTTGAGGTTTAGCGTTCAATTCAAAGGGTCGATCCATGATCCATGCTGCGGCATGGGAACGATTCCGAATATGCTAGGTGCAACCGGAGCCGATTTGATTGACCGTGGATATGGATATGAGCAACAAGACTTTATGAGCGATCTTCGTGCATACGATAATATTGTAACCAATCCGCCGTATGGAATTGCACAATCAATAATTGAACACGCCTTGAAGATCACGAAGCACAAGGTTGCCGCACTTGTTCAGACAAAATTCCTCGCATCTCAAAGGCGGCACAGTTTGTTTCATCGCCGCGAGATGCAGAAAGTGATCATGTTTAGTCGCAGACCCTCTATGCCTCCAGGCGAAATGCTGCGCACGCACGGTGAATCTATTCGCGGTGGCGGGTCTATAGATTTCTGCTGGTGTGTTTGGGATCAAGACCACATTGGTTCAACAACGATTGAGTGGTCTATCTAATGCTTAAACTCCGCCCCTATCAACGCGCCGCCATTGATGGCCTATACAATTATTGGTCAGACAAGAAGGGCGATAACCCCATCATCGTCGCACCGACCGGCTCAGGGAAAAGCCTCATCATCGCGCACCTGATCAAGGATGCGATGAGTTATCCCGGCACGCGCGTGCTTGTATTAACGCATGTCAAGGAGTTGCTGGAGCAGAACGCCAGCGAGTTGGTGGCGCTTTATCCCGAGGCAGATGTCGGCTTCTATAGCGCCAGCCTCAAGAAGAAGGTGCTGCGGAAGCCGATCACATTTGCGGGCATCCAGTCGATCCACAAGAAGGCCTATCAGATAGTCCCAGCGCCTGATCTGGTGATCGTGGACGAGGCGCACCTGATTCCGAAGAACTACGGCACACGCTACAACAAGTTCCTCTCTGACCTTCGCATATGCAATCGCGGTGTGAAGGTGGTTGGCCTCACGGCTACGCCATACCGACTTGATAGTGGCTACCTGCACGAAGGCGACAACGCGATCTTTGACGGCATCGCATACGACATCCCGGTAGCCGATCTCATGGAGCAAGGATTCCTGGCCCCGGTGATTAGCAAGAGCGGCGTCAAGACCATCGACTTATCGAACGTCGGCAAACGCGGCGGGGAGTATATCGAGAGCGAACTAGCCAAGGCTGCATCGGACCCGGAATTGGTAACAGAAACAGTTGCAGAAATCGTGCGCTATGGTGCGGAGCGCAAGGCGTGGCTGGTTTTTGCTTGCGGTGTCAATCACGCCGAGTTGCTCCGTGCCGAGTTTGAGACGCACGGCATCGAGGCGGATGTGGTGACTGGTGCCGATGGCATGAGCGCACGCGGCGAGAAGATCGAGCGGTTCCGGCGTGGCGGAAGCAAGTGCTTGATCAACGTCAACGTTTTGACCACCGGCTTCAATGTCCCGCATGTTGACCTCGTGGCAATCGTAAGAGCCACCGAAAGCACCGGCCTATACATCCAGATTGTCGGGCGCGGCACACGCATTGCGCCGGAGAAAGAGAACTGCCTGGTGCTGGACTACGGCGACAACGTGATGCGCCACGGCTTCATCGACAAGATCAAGCCGAAGATCAAAGGCCGCAGTGAAGACGGTCAAGCCCCGGTCAAGAAGTGCCCTGAATGTTTGACTGTCAATCATGCCGCTATTAGAGTGTGCATCGAGTGCGGCCATGAATTCCCGCCTCCGCAGTTCAACCACGGAACGAAGGCATATTCTGGCGCGATGATCTCCACACAGGTACAGGCCGAATGGGTTGACGTTGACGATGTGGGCTATGCGCGCTGGCGCAAGGAAGGCAAGCCGGATAGCGTTCGCGTCACCTATTATTGCGGCTTGATCAAGGTTTCTGAGTGGCTATGCCCTGACCACGGAGGCTATGCTGCGGAGCGATACCACAAGCGGATGCCATCACTAGGGGCGTCTGCCATGACCACCGAAGAGGCCATGCAAGAGTGCGACCACTGGATCAAGCCGCGCAGGATAAAGGTAAAGCCGAATGACAAGTTCCACGACATTGTACAACTCAACTACAGCCAGCCCAAGCGTCTCACCGCCGAAGAGTTGGCAGAACTTCAAGAGCCGCTGTTCTAATTGCATGAGCCTGTACGATGCTCGATATTGCACTCATTGGCGTGACGTTGTACCTGATGAGGTACAGAAAGAAGGCTGCGATGCGTTCAACGGTTTCCCTCCCTTCTGAGCATGACGAGCAAGCCGGATTCGTTCAATGGTTCCGCGCCAAGTGGCCTCGTGTATTGATATTTGCAATACCGAATGGTGGCAAGCGCAACATCTCGACGGCAAAGAAGCTGAAGGCCGAAGGCGTTGTTCCTGGTGTGCCAGACTTGTTCATTCCGGCATGGGGAATCTGGATTGAGATGAAACGCCAGAAAGGCGGGCGCACTTCATCGGATCAGGACGACATGATTTCATACTTGGAAAGCATCGGCCATCGCGTTATTGTTGGCTATGGCGCAACCGATGCCAGCGACAAGCTGCTGTCACTTCTGAATATGGGAGGGGCGGCAACTAAAGGAGGATAGCCACCGCCCCTAGCATCCGGGAGCGAGCAGACCGGATGCTTGCGTTAACGATTGATTGAGAATTCTAGTCTAGGCTTGCCATAGTTTCAAGGAGGAACGTCATGGCGAAATATGAATACGATGCCACACAAGAAGAGTGGCTCCATGGTGATCCGGGCGTGCTGTCCGGTTCAGTGGCCGCTGCTGATCAGCGGTATGCCAAGTCTACCCAGGTCAGGGAGAGCTGCGCCCCTCGGCTCTCCCTGATCGACTGGCTGATCTGCGGTCCAATCATGGTCGGTCTTGGTTTCCTGATGGGAGTTTACTGGCCGTGATGAGGTATCTTGTTTTGATCGCCGCAATGACGGCTGGAAGTGTCTTGGCTCATGCTTCGGATGCGACTCGATTGGTTACATCGGAAGCTAGACGACAAGGCGTGCCGGTCGGATTCGCCTTGAAGATGGCAAAGATCGAGAGTGGTGTTCGATGCCACAACCACAACAAGCGAAGCAGTGCATCCGGCCCCTTGCAGGTTCTACGCGGCACAGCGCGAGCTATGGGCTACCGAGGCGACATCCGGCGTGCTTCATGCGCTACGCAGACGCATTACGGCATGAAACATTTGGCTATGTGCTGGCGCGGAGCACGAGGCAATGCGGCCTTGGCGAAACGGTGCCACCAGGTTGGCGTGTCTGTGTTGTATGGCAAAAAGAAGAGGAGACGTTGATGACCAGAGAACCTGATCTTGAAACCGTTAATCGCGCATTGGGCGAGACGGTGAGAAAATTGCAGAAAGACTTGGCCGATGCTGACAGAAGAATTCGACGGCTTCGAGAGGAGTTGGCAGAGGCACACAGAGCGGCGGCACTAGCATCTGGGAGGGATTGGTGAGCCATTCACTGAGCAAGTTGCTAATACTGTATGCTCAGCAGTTCGAGGACCAGCAAGCGCCGCAGAACATGACCATTGCGTTGAGAGAAGCTGCTGACACCATCACCCGCTTCACCGCAGAGGTAGAGAGGCTGCGGGCGGCGCTGTGTGTGTGTGAGCTGGAGCTGAATGCCTACTACCGGATGCAATATCCGGGCGATCACCCATACAGCCAGAAGGAACTGGCGCAAGCTATGGCATCAAACCCAGCCACCGTTGCATTGAAGGAAAAACCATGAGGCGTTTTCGCTACATGCCTATCCCGCAACGCGCGCACCCGCTGGTGCGGCGGCTGTACGCAGAGATGAACAGCCAGCGGATCGGCGTCACCGACATGGCCGAGCGGACGGGCATCGCAAGGAACACGTTCAAGGGCTGGCGAACGCGGCACTGCCCGCGCGTCGCGGAACTGGAAGCCTGTTATAACGCTTTAGGATTGAGGCTGACGGTAAAGGTGGTGAGAGATGAATGACATTCTAGATGAACGCGAGAAGACCCACGGCAGTTATTTCTCTGTGTCTACAATGGCTCAGTCGTTAAAAGACGCCATGCGTCACGGAAAAAATTGGAAAGAACTTGATGATCCTCAACGCGAGTCGCTAGAGATGATCGCCAGCAAGATTGGCCGCATCCTGTCAGGCAACCCGCACGAGTCCGATCACTGGCGTGACATCGCGGGCTATGCCACGTTGAGCGAGCGGTGGCTTACACCACCGGCTGACCTCGAAACCAAGCCTGACCATTGATCACACGGCAGAACTCTGGCTCTAGTAACATGCCGCTAGGTGCAAAGTGCAACACAACAAAACCCTGTGACCAGTTCACGGGGTTATCCTCCGCATAAGCAAACTTGTCATTCTCAGGTCCGTAATCAGAAAGCGTGCCGCACTCTACGCCCCAGCGAAGGCCGTTGTAATCCGCAAACATTGTAGCTTGGAGCCGATGCGTATGCCCGGTCACAATAGACTTTCCGCTCTTCAATGTATTGTTATAGGCACCATGCACGCCTTGGTGAATGCGATGCTTTACAACCGTGTGCTCGTTAAGCCATAGGCTTGTACAGAACTGCCACGCAGGAAAGTGGTCTGCGATGTCGAATCCTTGAACCTGTACATATTCCGGCGCTGCTTGCGCCAGCCTCGCCATAAAGCGGTTGTCGTGGTTACCGTCGGTCCACATGAGATAGCAGCCGGGAGGCGCATAAGCCTCGATTTCCGCGTGACGCTCCTTGACGGCTTCTAGTTCCTCGGCCACGCTAGGTGTCTGTACGCGAGCGCCTGGCGGATGACGGCTGATCTTTGCACCGTCGAAGCTGTCGCCGTTCATGATAACCATTGACGGCTGCAAATCCTTGATGATCTCAATCATGGCCGCAAACGCCTTGCTTCGCTCTCCCGGCCAGAAATGCCCATCGCTGCCGATGATGACGGAGCCGACGACATTTTCTTTTAAGGCGCGGAAACCTTTTGTCGGCACCTCGATCTTGACGCGCTTGGCGGGTTGCGAAATCGTGTTCAGAATGATTCCATGCTTGCGCTCAAGGCTATCCCGTCGAGCGTTGACGCCCCGCAGGTTGAGGCCCAATTCTTTGGATACGGCAGAAGGTGAGCCTAGACGCTTCCATGCGTCGATAAATTCTTGATCGGAGTATCTCTTAGTCATTCGCTACTCCTGCGCGCGGCGGAAGTTCAACCGCCAGATCACGTCTGCGACTTGCTTGCCGAACGTGTCGATCTGCTTTTCTTCTGCTTCTGGAAAAATAAGATGTGCCACTTCGTGTGCGGCGATCTCCAAAAGCAGTTTCGGCTTCTGAAGGAGGCGCGGGTCTAGCTGGATATGATCTTCGCCAATATAGGCCCAGCCCCAAGCACGCTCACAGGTCTTCCATTCGATGGTGATCTTGCGGCGTGCCATAGTGTTACCTCTTGCATCGCTTCCGATGATGATCCCACTCGCCGCCACGGCGGATGCAATCCCGCCACTCCTGTTCCTTCTCAGGCGTCATCCGTTTTGCAAGAAAAGGCAATGTTGCCTTGAACATAACAACGCCAAGGCCGAACCAAAAGGATGGCCTTTGAGCGACGAGAAAGCCGCCAGCGCCAATGCCGATCAACAGCATGACCATGGCGGCAATCTCGATCCAGTTCACTTCTTTGCCCAGATAGACCAACCAGCGGCGAAGATGACGCCAAGCGCGCCGATGATCTCGTTCATGGCCGTAGCATCAATGAGCCCGGTTCCGACAACATAGCCGCCACCAGCCGCGAGAACGGCGCGAACAACGCCCCAGACCATTTCTTTTGTCATCACTTGCTTCCTTTTGTTGTGCCGGGATATTGCTTCCACGGCAGTTGAAAATGTGGCCCGTCCTTGAACGAAACCCAATCAGCACCTGCTTCAATCAGAACATTCTCAGCCTTTGCCGCCGCCTTCATGCGCTTGGCGAGTCTATCGTACAGCGGCCAATCCCAGCGCACATGGCCCTTGATGGTGCAAGCCAGATCAACAGCGTGGCCGGTAAGATGCCGAGAGCGCAGCGTCTTGCTGGCACCCTTTGCCTTGAGAATCTTCTGCTCTTCTAGCGTGCGCAATCCGCAGGTAACAATAAAACCTGTATCAGCATCTTTCCAATCGGCAGCGCATCGGTTGACCACACGCACCATATCAAGATGCACGCCCCACAATTTCGCAAGAGACGATGATGGCAGTTTCATTTTCTCAAGGCCTCTTCGATGCTGTCTAGCTTCGCCATGATGGCGCGGCTCGTCTCGCGGATCTCCTTGATTTCACGGTCGTGCGCTGTACGCGACGTTTCAGTCTGCGCTTGCAGAACTGCGATGGCTGTCTCGTGCGCCTGTTGCTGGCGGTAGATAACCCAGACAAACGCGGCCACTGGCGCGATGATCCATTGCATGATGGCCCCGAGCACTTTGAAGGTTTGATCGTCAATCATGGCATTGTCTCACGGAGAGGAAGCATATTCACGGCGGCGGAAGAAGTAGACTTTTCCAAGTACTATACTACCAGAGTTAAACAAAAGACGAGCACGCAAGATTTTCTGTGCTGGGCTTAAATACATATTTGAAGAAGCATCTATTGCAGCACTAAACGAACCACTCGTATAACTCATAGTCATTGTGAAATGCCC